TAAAACAGCTACAGAAGCACAAGCTAGTCAGGGTAGAATGGATGCAAAAAAAGAACTAGCATTATTAGAAAGTGATATGAAAATAGCAGCTCAATTAAATCAGGATGCAAAAGATGAGTTACAATAAAAATTACGATAATATCCAATGGGGTAAAAGTAACTATAAGTTTGCTAAAGCAACAAAAAGAACAAAATCACACCAAGTTATGGGTGATATACAAGAATTTGTGTCTCCAATCGACAAGACTGTTATAGGCAGTCGTTCTCAAATAAAAGAACACGAAAGGAAACATAATGTTAGGCAAGTAGGTAACGATTATGTAGGCTCTACGAAACCTAAGTTTTGGGATAATATGATTAACAATAACAAAAGAGGATAATATGACACAAGAAAGCACTCCTGCACAGGAATCAGCACCTAATCCAGCACCGACACTAGAAGCTGTATTAGAAGGTGCTATTAACCAAACTATAGAACCTGAAACACCTAGCAGTGATACACCAAAGGAAGAAGTAGAAAACACTACTATTCCTAATGCTCCCAAACAAGTGGAGAACACTAATTCCGAAGAATCTAATTCTGAATCATTAGACCAGGTAGCTCCTGAGAGTGAAACAGAAACCAAAGATTCTACAGAAGAACCTTCTGATGATGCTGTAGTGGCTCATGTTGATGGAGAGGATTCGAAAGAAACACCTTTAGAAGCTCCAAAAAACTGGTCAGAAGACGTAAAAGGCACGTTTAAGGATTTACCTCGAGAAGCACAGGAGTATATGCTAAAACGAGATAAAGAGATGACTGCTGATTACACTAGAAAGACGCAAGAAGTAGCTCAACAACGCAAAAGTTATGAATCACTAGATAAAGTTATAGCTCCAGTAAGACAGCGAATAGCAGCAAGTGGTATAGGGGAATCCGAATATATTTCCAGATTACTAAATGCTGATATGGCTCTTAGAAATAACCCAAAAGTGGCAATCAAACAATTAGCACAAGGCTATGGCATTGACCTTTCATCAATCGAAGACACTGGGGATTGGAATGATTCCGACCCTCAAATCACCCAACTACAACAACAAAATCAGGCGATACTTGCTGAACTAAATCAGTTCAAACAGCAAAATCTACAATCGGCTAGACAGCAAACAGAAAATCAAATTTCTACTTTTGCACAATCAACTGATACTAAGGGTAACTTAAAATATCCTCATTTTGAGCAATTAAGAGTTAAAATGGGTAATCTAATAGATGCAGGAGAAGCTAAAGGCTTAGAAGATGCTTATAGTAAAGCTGTTCGATTAGACGATAATTTATATAAACAATCTTTAGAATCACAAAGAAAAAGTGCTAAAGCAGAAGAAGATGCTAAGAGAAAAGCAGCAGTTGAAAAGGCTAAAAAAGTTAGACCTAGAACTGCGACAGCTCCTCCTAGTGGTTCTGTTAAAACTAGCGATTTAGATGCTTTGCTTATGGAATCAATTAGTGGTGCAGGTATAACTAAATGAGTTGTGGGTATAACAATAACTTAATGAGGTAAAAAAATGGCAAGTCCAAATAGTACGTTTACTGAAATAGTTACAACTACTCTTGCAGGATATTCAAAAACTCTTGCAGATAACGTAACTAACAGTAATGCCTTACTTCGTCATATTGATGAAAAAGGCAACAAACAAATCGCCACAGGTAGAACAATTGTGCAGGAATTAGAATACGCAAGTAACTCAACTGCAAAATGGTATAGTGGCTACGAGGTATTAGATACATCTACATCTAATGTATTCACAGCAGCTGAGTTTAATTATAAACAATTAGCAGGTAATGTGGTTATATCAGGTTTAGAACAGGTCGAAAACTCTGGTAAAGAAGCAATCTTTAACTTACTTAAATCAAGAGTAAGAAACTTAGAAAAAACTCTAAAAAATACTATGGCTACTGGCTTATATGCTGATGGCACAGGTACTGATGGAAAAGAACTAGGTGGATTACAGTTGATTGTAGCTGGTACAAACACTAACACAGTTGGTGGTATTAACGCAGGTACTTATACATTTTGGAAAAACCAAGTATATGATTTTTCAACAGAAAGTGTAACACCTAGTGCAACTACTATCCAAACAGCTATGAACACACTATGGTTAAGTACAACTAGAGGTGCAGACCACCCTGATGTTATAGTAGCAGACACTAATTACTTTCAATTCTATTGGAGTTCTTTACAGACTAACCAAAGATTTACAAGTGATGATAGTGCTAGTGCTGGATTTATGAACTTAATGTTCATGGATGCACCAGTATACTATGATGACCAATGTCCGAGTAATAAAATGTATATGTTAAACTCAGACTATTTATTCCTTCGTCCAGCTCAAGGTAGAGAGTTCTCTCCTTTAGGTGAGAAGGCTTCTGTTAACCAAGATGCTATGGTATTACCAGTCGTTTGGGCAGGTAATATGACTTGTTCTAATAGAGCAAGACAAGGCATCATACAAGCATAATAAAGGAGAAAAAATTATGGCTTATATTACTGGAATGGACAAAACTGAAGTTAGTGATTCTGCTACTTTCCTAGTCGGTCAAAAAGGCATGGATGCAGCTGGAAACACCTTTAAGTATGTTCAATACGATACTGGTGCAGGAAGTGTTGCAGCAGTAAGTGGACAAGTTGCTTATTACTATGCACCATCAGGTGCTTCAGCAGGTGCTGTAAATGTAGTAACAAGTGATTTATCTGATTCAGCAGAGATAGGTGCTGGTGTTTTACAATCTGCCCCAACAGACGGACAATATTGTTGGATTCAGATAGGTGGAACAGCAACTCTATCTATTGCACTAACAGCAGGAGCTGATGGAGACCCACTAACACCAACAGGTGCTGGTGATGGTACTCTTGATGTAACAGCAGCAGCAACTTCATCTGTGTGTGCATTTGCTGTAGATGCTTCAGCTAAAATAATTGCTTGTCAATTTGCAGGTTAAAGCAGTATAATTATGGGGGTGAAATTCCCCCATACAAACAGGAGGTAACATGGGTAATTTAAGAGTAAACATATTTAAGAGTGAAGATGGTAAACAAGATTTAGTAGAGTTTAAACTAATCGGAGACCCTAATACTGTTATATATAAAATGAGTGAAAAAGAAGAACAGATTAAAAAAGAATTTCCTGCTGAATACAACGCATATTATAAAACTAAAAAACCAATACCAAAAGCAACTCCTATAAGTAAATTAAAAACAATTAATAAAAGTAAAATAAAATTCTTTGATTTAGAGGGCATTAGTTCTATAGAACAACTAGCAGACTTATCTGATGGTGCTTGTCATGGATTAGGTAAAGATGTATTAGATTGCAGAAAACAAGCTAGAAATTACTTAGCAAAAGAACATGATATTAAACCACAATTAATAGTAGGTAAAGAATGAGTTTATTAACCATATGCCAAGATGCAGCTAATGAGATAGGAGTACCCTCTCCTTCTACTGTAGTAGGTAGTACTGATACTACTAACATACAATTATTAGCAGCTGCCAATAGAGAAGGTAAAAACCTTGTTGCAGGATATGACTGGCAAACATTAATTAAAGAAGAAGCACATACAACACTTGCAGCAGAATCGCAAGGAGATATGAGTACCATAGCTACTGATTTTTTAAGATTTAGTAACGATACTATGTGGAATAGAACCACAGATAGAAAGTATTACGGACCACTTAACAACGCACAATGGCAAAGACTAAAAGCAAGTGTTAGTAGTGGTATAACAAATTACTTTAGAATAAGAGGTAATGCGTTATTATTTCACCCAGCTCCTCCAGCAGGAGAATCTGTGTTTTTTGAATACATAGGTAAAAACTGGGCAATAACATCTGGTTCATCAGCTAACGCAACTAGCTTTGCAGCAGATGCAAATACAACAGTATTAGACGAAGATTTAATTACACTTGGTGTAATATGGAGATTTTTAAAACAAAAGGGTTTGCCTTATGATAACCAGTTTCAAGAATACAGATTGAAATTATCAGAAAAGCAATCCAAAGATGGTGCGAAGCAAATCATTCGTATGGCAGGACCAAATAGACTATATTTACCTGTTAACGAACCAGAAGGTAACTTTTCACTATAATGCCTGTTAAAAAAGTAAAGGGTGGTTATAGGTTTGGAACAAAAGGAAAAGTATATAAAACTAAAACAAAGGCTAATAAACAAGCAAAAGCAATCTATGCTTCAGGGTATAAGTCTAAAAAAGGTGCGTAATGGTATTTAATCCTACAGGAGAAAGTACATCTCAATCTGCACCTATTGGTGGTTTAAACACAAGAGATGCTGTGGACTTGATGCCACAAACTGATGCTATACGATTAGATAATTTCTTTCCTGGTTCTACAGATGTAAGTTTAAGAAAAGGTTATACAAACCATGTAACTGGTTTGCCTAGCACAGTACAAAGTTTATTAACTTATAATTCTCCTACAGTAAATAAATTATTTGCTGCTAGTAATAATGCTATTTATGATGTAACCAGTTCTGGTAGTGTAGGAAGTGCTGTAGTATCTAGTATGACTAATTCAAAATGGGAATCCGTTAACTTTACTACATCAGGAGGTTCATTTTTATTTATAGTAAATGGTGCTGATTCAGCTAGATATTATAATGGAAGTTCTTGGACTGTACCTAGTATCAATCATATTACTTCTTCTGACATTATTAATATAACTGTATTTAAAGAACGATTATTTTTTGTAATGAAAGATAGTTTAAAGTTTGCTTATTTAGCAGTAAATAGTGTTTCAGGTAATTCAACTGTATTTGATTTAGGCAGTATTTTTAATAAAGGTGGTTATTTAGTAACAGCTGGAACTTTAACAAGAGATGGTGGTTCTGGTTCAGATGACTACATAGCATTTATCACATCAGAAGGTGAAGTAGCTGTATATCAAGGAACAGACCCTAGTGATGCTACTAAATGGTCTTTAGTGGGTGTATTTAAAATAGCAAGACCTATAGGTAAAAGATGTATTGTAAATGTAGGACCAGAGTTAATTGTTATTACAGAATCTGGTTTTGTGCCATTAACACAAATGTATGCAGAAAATGAATCGAATTATTCTAAAGCAATATCAGATAAAATAAGTGGTAGTATATTAACAGCAGTAACTAATTTTAAATCTACATTTGGTTGGGAAGCACTAATCTATCCTAAAGGACAGTTTGGTTTATTTAATGTACCTAATGGAGTATCAGGTGAGTTTGTGCAATTTGTAGTAAACTTATCCACAGGTGCATGGGGTAGATTTACAGGACAAAATGCGTATTGTTGGGGTTTATTAAATGGTGATTTATATTTTGGTGGTAATACCAAAGTATATAAAGCAGA